TTATTCAAGGACATTTCTCATGTGTTCCTCGAATTTATTCATTGCTTCTTTATCTAATTTTTTACTGATGTGTGAATAAACATCAGATGTAATTTGCATACTACCATGTCCAAGACGTTCTTGTAAATATTTCATGCTGACACCAGCTTCAAGTTGAAGTACTGCGTGTGTATGTCTTAATGAATGAATTGGTAAAGGTGGCAGATTCGCTTTCTTTAAAACTCTAGAGAATGAATTAAAAAGGCTCGACTTTGGCATATAGTTACCATCATTTCTGCAGAGGACTAAATTTAGATCAAAGTGATAATTATCATTTAAAGCTAGCTTATTCTGGTTTTGGTATTTCTGATGAAAATGTAGGTCATTTGCAAGACCTTGACTAATTGTAATAATTCGTTTTGAATTATAATTTTTTGTGTCCCCAAACATCATATTTGGATTCTTAGTTGCTTCACGGAAATCTAACGACTTGTTAATATTGATAGTTTTTTCTTTTAAGTTCACATCAGTCCATTGTAATGCAGCAGCTTCTCCTTTACGCATTCCAGTCTCAATTAATGTTTTATAGAATATCCAGTAGATATAATCATATTTATAAGCTTCTTGTAAAAATCTAGAAATGAGTTCTGATTCTATAAACTGTATTTCTGGATCCTTCTTTTTGATTTTTATTTCAACTCCATCACAAGGGTTCTTTGAAATCTTTTCTAGAATTATTGCTTTCTTCATAGCGTTATACATTGTTCCATGAACAATTTCAACAGTCCGTCTACTATAACCCTTTTCAGTTAAATTATTAATAAATTTTTGGTATAGAACAGGTTTAACATCTTTTAAAAGAATGTTATTGAAATAAGGAACAATGTGGTTTTTAACACTGTTTTGGTGTAGTGAAAATGTATTCTTTGCCACTGTTCCTTTTTTATATTCATTCAACCATGTTTCAAGATACGACTTCAAAGATTCATCAGTTGGAATATGACCTTCACGTAGCTGTCTTTCCATTTCTTCTGCAGCTAATTTTGCTTCTGCTTTATTCGGAAATCCTTTTTTGGATTTCTCCTTATTTTTCCGTGTGATTGGATCCTGGTAATAGATGCGGTATTCCCAAAAGTCCTTATTGGATCCCTTCTTTTTGTATTTATGGAAGGTTGCCATATTAAAAACACCTTTCTTCTTTTGTTTAAAAAGAGTAGACCGTCGCCTACTCTTTGATGTTAAATTGCTAGCGCTAGAAATTTATAGGTCTCTTGTAAAACGAATTGCTTTTCCGATTATTCGGGCTGGTACATTTGATGTAAGAACTATCGGTTCATATGAAGAATTGTCAGGCATTAAGATTACAACATCACCTTGCTTTTTAACCCTTTTTAAAGTTGCTTCAGTATCTCCGTTAATCAAAACAGCTGCTATTTCTCCGTTCTCCACATCATCTTGTTTTCGAATTAACACAAAAGATCCATTAGGAATAGTTGGCTCCATTGAATTGCCCTTGGCTTCCAAATAATATACTTCACCTCGCGGTAAAATATCAGACGTTTCATAACGGAAACCCTCGAAATTTTCTTCAGCGTATATAGGTAATCCACATGCTATCTTTCCTAATATGGGTACCTTTACTGGTCGAATAGAAGCTTCATATAAATTAGACGGTTTTTCCTCGGTTAAATCGGAACGATTAATTTTAAAGTAATCAGCTAGCAATTGTATTTTATCTGGCCTTGGATAAGTATTGGCTTTAATCCAGTTTGATACAGTTGTCTCAGGTACATGTATACTGTTAGCTAGATAAGTTTGATTAATCCCATTACGATCTAAATATTTTTTTAAGTTACTTGCAAAAATTTCTTTCATTTTTTGTGCGTCCATTTCTATGTTTCACCTCACTTTCTAATAACATTTTACCGTTTTTCGGTAGTTGTGTAAAGTGTAAATATACCGTTAAAAAGTACTATATATACTTTTTTGTATTGACTATACCGTTTAAAGGTAGTATATTGATTGTAGAAATTATCGAAAGGAGGTAACGAAATGTTTCAGATAACGCTAAAAGCCGCTAGGGTAAACGCAGGATTAAAACAAGATGAAGCGGCTGTTTTGCTTGATGTTTCGGGAAAAACCCTACGTAATTATGAACAGGGAATAACAGCTATTCCAGGTCATGTTTTGCAAAAAGCATCTAGTGTATACAAAATACCCTCTGATTACATTCGCTTACCAATTATAAATGATGGGAAGTACGATGATGATTTTTTTTTGAATGTAACTACCGTTTAAAGGTAGTCGGAAAGGAGAAATTCTCATTTTTTTCAAAACAAAATGTCGAAAAATGAAGTGTAAATATAGCGATTTTCTTCGTTATTATATTTGACTACTAGATATTTATCTTCTAAAAGGAAGGAGAACAGGATGCTTAATATTAATGTGGATAAACAAATGGTTGAACAAATTTTTTTTAAGGAATTGCGAAAACGGCTAGATCAAATTGAACATAGAAAAACTTTATGGGATATGAAAGAACTGTGTAAACAAGCAAGTATGAGTGAAAACACTATTAAAGAAAAGTTCTTTTATGATGAACGTTTTCCGAAATACAAAATAGGTGGAAAGTGGTATTTTCCAGCATTAGAAGCAGAGAACTTTTTACTTATGTGGATAAAAGAGCAATCTGTTCATTAAAGAAAAGCTTTATTTTTTTGTTTCTAAATGTCGAAAAATGAAGTCGTTATTTATCGAAAATAATTAAGGAAGGTGAAAAATCATGAACGGAGTATTATCCGCAACTAAATTAATGAAAGTAGCTGAAGTAAGAAAAAAATGTGCTGAAGCGATGGATAGTCCAGCGTTATTACTAGCAATGGAATTAGAAGCAAAACGCAAGTTATATGAAATGAACCGTAAGGTTTCTACTCGAAGGGAGGTGAGTTAAATGAACAGGGTAGCTGATCACCCAATTGAAGATGTGTTTGGGGATGAAATTCTTAGCGGTGAAACATACTTCGTGTTCGGTGAACATGTCGTGCTCGAGGAAAATTTAAAGTCGTATTTAATTCAGCATCACAGTATTGATTGCTTTCAAGTGCAATAAAAAAACCACCTGCGCCAACAGGTGATTTAAGTAAAACAAATTCACAGTCATTATAGCATGAAATTTATTCATGTAAAGGAGTGTCCTATTGATGAACATGGAAACAATCGATGCATGTGTACAAGCTGTACGTTACGCATATAACCAAGGAATTATCAGTGTTCGTGAGAACCAGGTGCATTTAACTCAGCCAGTATTTGAAGAACTGCTGCTTGAAGTAGGGGCTAAACCTACAATAGTAAGCCGAGCATCAAAATATTATCCGTTTGAAGTTTCTTTTATCCATATGGATATTACATATTATTCGCTGTATTCGGCAGAAGAAATGACAAATAAAATTGGAGGTTTTATAGATGAACTCATTGCAAGCAATTGAACTAGCGGAAGTTGATGAATTACAAGTAGCGGAGCAACCACAATTTGAAATTAGTGATTTGGAAAGCCTTAACTGGGCATTTCGTAAATTAACTGCACTTAAAACAAAAGAAAAAGAAATTAAGCAATTAGCAGATGTTGAACGTAATCGAATTGCATTGTGGGAACAAAATGAATTGAATCCCATCCACAATAGCATTAGTTTCTTTGAAAGTCATATCCAACGTTATCATGCGGAACAACTTGCTGCAGATCCAAAACAGAAAACCATTTCTACACCATACGGTAAATCAAAAACTCGTAAGAGTAAGGAAACACCGGAACAAAATGATAAAGAACAGTTACTTCAATACGCTATTGAAAATGAGCTTGATGATTGCTTAAAGACAGAAGTGAAATGGGGTGACTTGAAAAAGAAATTCAAGATTGTAGAAATCAGTGGTGAAAAAGTGGTTGTGGATGAGGATGGTCAAATTGTTCCAGGGGTGAAGATTAAACCTGAATCTATTTCTTATAGTGTGGAGGTATAAAAGAAATGGAAATCACAAATGGTGCTGAAATTACGAAAAGTAAAAAAGCAAAAATCATTGCCTATTCAAAACCAGGTAACGGTAAAACAACGGTTGCAGGTTTGTTACCAGGTAAAACATTAGTCCTTGATATTGATGGGACAAGCCAAGTTTTATCGGGTTATGAAAATGTAGATGTAGCTAAAATCGATGGGACCAACCCACATGATAGTATCTTGCAGTTCTTTGGAATTGCAAAAGCAAACGTTGGTAAGTATGACAATATCTTTATCGATAATTTAACTCATTACCAAAAATTATGGTTGCTTAAAAAAGGCGAAAATACTAAAAGTGGTATGCCAGAATTAAAGGATTACGCTTTACTAGACAACCATCTTTTGAAATTAGTAGAAACATTCAACGCATTAGATGCAAATATCATTTTCACAGCTTGGGAAACAACACGGACTATTATTCATGATGATGGTCAGCAATATACACAATTTATTCCGGACATTCGAGATAAGATTGTTAATCACATCATGGGAATTGTTCATGTTGTAGCAAGATTAGTTAAAAAAGCAGATGGTACAAGAGGATTCATTCTAGAAGGCGATCAAAGCGTTTATGCAAAGAACCATTTAGATAAGCGTAAAGGTTGCATACAAGAAGAATTAATAGTGGTATCAACAAACTAAAATAAAACAAAGAACAGGGAGAGATTAATATGTCATTTTTCAAAATGGATGAAGTAGAAGAAGTAAAAGGATTTTCATTAATTGAAGTAGGTAATTATGAAGTAGTTGTATTAAATGCAGTAAGTGATTTAACACAAAACAAGAAACCTAAATTAACAGTGGATTTTGAAATTCGTTCAGATGTTCCGCAAGATTATCAGGGTCAAAAAGTTCGATATACAACATTTACTTTTGAACATCCAACAGCTCGGGGCATCGCTAAATCATTTTTCTTAGCTTGCGGAATGCCTAAAAACTACGACCCTGCAACAGTGGAGCAAATGGCGAAAGACGTTTTCAATAAAACCTTAAATGTTTATATAAATCACGATAAAAAGGATGATGGGCGTGTATTCCCAAAAGTATCAAGTTATAGCGTTTCAAAGGTGAATCCACCAATGCAAACAAGTGCACCAGTTACTGTTGGTGATGAAGATTTACCATTCTAAATAACTAAATAGAGAGGTTGGTTTTGCCGACTTCTCTTTTTTATACCCTAAAAAGCTAATTGGAGGGCGAAATGAAAGAAAATCCATACAATTTTAATGAAATTCCTACTGAGTTAAAAGCCCTTCCGCAATGGATCTTATGGCGTAAGGAAAAAAGAAATGGGAAACCAACAAAAGTACCGTATCAAGTAGATGGCGAAATGGCACAGGCAAATAATAGACGTACCTGGTCAACGTTTGCAACAGCAGTCAAATTCTATTTAGAAGGTGACTATGACGGCATAGGGTTTGTGTTTAGTAGGCAGGATAATTATATCGGAATAGATATCGATAAGTGTGTTGTTGACGGAAAAACAAATGCATTCTCAACAGAAATTATCGATACATTAGATAGTTATACGGAGTTTTCGCCATCAGGGAATGGGATTCACATCATTATCAAGGGTGGTCTTCCACAATCTGTTTTAGGTACTGGAAGGAAGAATACAAAACACGGTTTAGAGATTTATTCATATGGACGCTATTTCTCATTCACTGGGAATCGTGAGAATTCCAATGATGTATATGAACGTACGGATGAACTAGCTGAAGTATTCGAAAAATATTTTGATGATAGTGACATTCAAGGGCGTGTAAATTTAGTGGAATTTGAAAAAGATGAAATCAAAATTTCAAACGATGCTTTATGGAAAAGAATGTTTCGCAGTAAAAATGGTGATGAAATCAGATCATTATTCAATGGCAGCTTAATCAATGATGATCATTCAGCAAGTGATCTTGCTTTATGTAACCATCTAGCATTTTGGACAGGCAAATCAGCAACTCGAATGGATTCAATGTTCCGTGAAAGTAACTTGATGCGTGATAAATGGGACGTTATTCATTTCAGAGATACAAATGAAACCTATGGTGAAAGAACGATAGCAACGGCCATTTCCTCTACTTCCACAACTATATTAGATAACAAGGAACAATTCGAAGAATTTTCTTTTGATTTCCATGCTGGTGATGCAGTTGAGGTTGTGGAGGAAAAACAGAAAAAGAAATTCCGTTTAACAGAACTCGGTAATGCTGAACGTATTGCATATGAATATGGGCATGTGATCAAATACGTTAGCGACATTGGTTGGTACATCTGGGACGGAAAACGGTGGAAATTGGACACGAAAAAAGAGATTGAAAGAATTACAGCAAAGGTACTTCGCAGTCTTTATAAGTCAGAAGATGAATCTGAAATGAAATGGGCCCGGATGTGTGAACGTAGAAACATTCGAATGAATAGTATTAAAGATTTAATGCCGTTAGTACCAGGAGAACGTGAAGATTTTGATAGACATAAATATTTATTCAATGTTGAAAATGGCATTGTTGATTTAAAAACAGGAAAATTGCAGCAACATGATCGGGAACTTGGTTTAACTAAAATTACTAATATTTCATTTGATGAAAATGCAAGATGTCCAGAATGGCTTAACTTCTTGGATCAAATTTTCCAAGGTGATCAAGAACTGGTGGAGTACATGCAACGATTGATTGGTTATTCTCTAACAGGAGAAATTACAGAGCAAATAATGGTCTTCTTGATTGGTGGTGGATCTAACGGAAAATCAACCTTTATTAATACAATTAAGGACCTCACGGGGGAATACGGAAAACAAGCGAAGTCAGATACTTTCATCAAGAAGAAAGAAACCGGTGCAAATAATGATATCGCTAGATTAGTAGGGTCACGCTTTGTATCTGCAATCGAAAGTGAAGAGGGTGAACAGCTATCAGAAGCTTTTGTTAAGCAAATAACAGGTGGTGAGCCAGTATTGGCACGTTTCCTTAGACAAGAGTATTTCGAATTCATACCAGAGTTTAAAGTCTTCTTCACTACAAACCATAAGCCGGTAATCAAAGGTGTCGATGAAGGGATTTGGAGACGTATCCGTTTAGTTCCATTCAATCTACAACTTCCAAAAGAAAAACGTGATAAGAAGTTACCAGAGAAATTAAGTCTTGAAATGCCAGGTATTTTGAACTGGGCGATTGAGGGTTGCATGAAGTGGCAGAAATCGGGACTAAAAGATCCAGCGATTGTAATGAAAGCAACTGGTGATTATAAAGAAGAAATGGATATACTCGACCCGTTTATGTTCGAATGTTGCTTTAAAAGGGAAGATGTTCAAATTGAAGCAAAAGAATTATATGAAGTTTATTCCAATTGGTGTTTTAGAAACGGTGAGCATCAATTGAAAAATAGGGCATTTTACCGAATTTTAGAATCCCAAGGATTAAAGAGAGAACGTGGCAATAGAAATAAGTATTTCATCAAAGGTGTTACTTTAGTGGAGCGAAAAAATACTTTTTCGCAGCAAAAGTTACTGAATTTCGATGAAAATAGCAAAAGTGTTACTAAAAGTAACACATTTAAAATCACTTAAAACCCTTGATACATAGGGGTTCAAGGTGCTTTTTATACTCTTTTTGTTACTTTTGTTACTAAAAATATATATAAACAAAAAAATAATATATATATAAGTATTCTATTAGGGGGCTTAATGCTCAAAATAGGTAACATTAGTAACACATGTGCTGCAAACCCTTGGGACTCTAGGGTTGAAACGTGTTACTAAAAAGTAACACATGCTAATTTTCGGTGTTATTTAGTAACACCTCTTAGTAACTTTTGATAACAGAGGTGATAGATTTGCAAGTTTTAGAAATTATAAGTTCAATTTGGAAATCAGGTGCAAATATCTATCTTGATCCAAGTGATAACCGAATCGGAATAACAAGACAAAATTTAATTCCAAAGGAAGTAATGCAAGCTGCAGAACAAAATTTCAACGGAATTGATGCCTGGTTTAAATCCTGGAGGGATGCAAGTGCAGAGAAAATAACAATCTTGAAGATTTTTTATCAGTTTTCTGGTTGGAAACATAACCAAAAGTTAAATGATTGGCTGCTTGCTGATCAAGACTCTTTACAAATGTTTTATGATTGGACGATTGTACTTGCTAAGAACGGATGGAAAGACATTTACGATGATTATCGCCAATTTGAAAATGATGAATCAAATGCAATGGCAAGAAAAATATATGAACGGGCGATTACATATGCAAGGAAAGGGGCATGAGAATGATCCGTTTTCATTACACAGATACAGAAATAAATAAAATCCTTAAAACACTCACAATAATTATGGATAGTCGTGAAAAAAGTTCGATGCATATTACAGATTATTTTAAACAAAAAGATATACCAATGAAAATTAAAAAGTTAGACGTTGGTGACTATTCTTTCATGATTCCAGCAAATCCAGAAATGGGTATCATGCGAGATATTTATTTTAATAATTATGTCGAACGTAAAAATTCAGTTGATGAAATTTGTGGGAATCTCCAAAAGGATAAGCAACAAGCATTTATTAATGAATTAATTCGTTCACAGGGTAGTAAATTTGTACTGTTTGTGGAAGACCCACAATTTGATGAAAACATTGCTCAACATAACTATCGGAGTAGATATGAACCGAAAGCTTTAAAAGGTAGAATAGAAAGTTTTAAAGCAAAGTATAATTTTGAAATTGTTCCTATGAGCCAGACTATGATTGGTCACAATATTTATCATCGTTTTTTATATCACGCAAAACATTATCTTAAAACAGGAGCTTTTTGAGACTAGAAACGTACAGAAATAAAGGGAAAAGTTCACTTGTAATATCAATCTAATATAAAAGGAGTCAAGAACATGACAAACGTAAAATTGAACGTTCTATTCAAGAAAATGCAAAAGGATGATAAAAAGGAAATTTTAAAATTCCATGTAGTAAGTGATGAATTGCCACATGCTGACGAATTATTAAAAATGCCAGGTACCATTGTTCTTCTAACTGTGGAAGAAAGTGAAATTGAACCAATTGGGGCTGAATTTTTACGGATTCAGCGTGATAGCAAGAAAACAGTTATTGATTTACATATAAAAGGTGATACAAAAGATAAAATTAATCAACTTTATTCATTTGCTGGTAAAAATATTTCTATCATTCTTGAGCCTTCCCAAATGTCTATTGATGAATTCTATGAAGAACCACATGAAGGTGTTGAATACAACGTTAATCCAGATGGAACAACAGAAGTTGCTCCTGGTCAAATAAATATTGATGATGAAGAAACTATTGAACATTAATCATTTTATCTTGGGTTCCGGCACAAGGTATCACTTATAAATCGAAAAGGAGCGAGTTTGTAATGACTAATGGAGTAGTGGATCTAACTGAATTATTTAAAATGCAAAAGGTACTTGATGATGATATAAAAGCGAAGCATAAAAAGAATTATCTTCGCTATGATGCAATGTTTAACAAAGTGTATGCATTAAAAAATGAAATCAATGAAGCATGGAACGTAACGAATGCTTTTAAGATGTGGTCAACGAAATTTGAACAACCAAAAGAATCATTCTTAGAGGAAATGGTTGATATCTTGCACTTTTGGTTATCTGTAGTGATGGATTTTAAATTGGAAAAGACGTTATGCAAGGCTTATATCACGGAAAGTAAAATATTTCGTTTTAATACAGCGTTCTTTCATATGGATAAGAACGTGAATTACTTAATTGGAAAGGTTGAATATAAAGATGCTGCTGGTGCTAAGAAACCATTAGTAGGAATTATAGATTTGTTCTATAAAATTATTGAGTTTGCTGGTTTTACATGGGATGACGTTGTTGAGATGTATAAAGAGAAGAATCAAGAAAACTTTAATAGATTAGCAAGCGGATATTAATCTTATCGACACGTTTCGACATAAAAACGATTGCCAGAATCATAGTAAATTGAGGTTGTTTTTCTTTCTGAATGTAATTGGTCTTGGGAGTGTTAAAACGCCTTAGAAAGGAAAATAAGCGTGTTTTACGAGTTTTGTAGTTTTAAAGTAGAAAGTAGGGTGAGATAGTGACTTATTTACAACAAATAAATAATCTTGCATCAAAATTACCTTTACCAGTTCTGCAAGATATTAATCAACGTGTGGGAGATTGGCTTGCATGTGGTGGAGATGAAAATGATGAATATATTGGCCAACAATTACGATTCGCTCAAAATTATTTGGAAGTGAGGGGAAAGAGTAATGAGCAATCATAAGAAAAAGAAACTAAAGAAAGTCATTGCTCGTCGTGCGAAAGCCGTTGATAAATATCAAGTCGATAAAGCTTGGAGAAATATCTTTGTGAAGGCTGGTATCTTAAAATGACAAAACGCCTCGATGGGGACGAGACGCTTTTAAGTGATACGGCAATGATAACTCTATTGTAACCCCTTAATTTCAAATGGTAAATGAATAAAAAATGGAGTTATTAGACAATTTTTACAAGGGAAATGAGGTGAATCATCATTTGTTTAACTGGCTGAAGGTATATCAAGAATTAGAACAGGACATTGCGTATCTAGATTACAACTTAGACAAAACAAAAGCTGAATTAAAACGCTGGGTCAGTGGTGATTTGCGAGAAGTACGTTTAACCGCTGAATCGGAAGGTGCAAAGGTAGAAGAACGTATTGAAGCAATTGAATATGAATTAGCACATAAGATGAATGCAATGCATGATTTGTTAGAATTGATTAGTAAATTTAAGGGACTAGATAATCAAATAATAAAACTGAAATATGTTCATGGTATGACGTTAGAACAAGTAGCTATGGATTTGAATTACAGTCCAAACTATATCAAACGTAAACATGCTGAATTAAGAAAGATAATAAAGTTTGTGGATGAACTATAAGGTTACTTTTAGGTGAGTTACTTTTAGGGAAACGAAACTATTGAAAATATGAATTATAGTAATAACATAAGAAATTAACAAAAGAGCAACCAAATATCAGTTGCTCTTTTGTTCTGTAATTTTTTGTTTATAAATAATATGTGGAATTATTTCACTATTTACGGTAGGATCATTATTTGCAGCATACTGATGAAAATCTTTTTGCACCTGTATAATTTCTTCATTACTTTTATTTTTTAATACCATTTGACTTATTTTATATTTTACAAGTCCAATAGGGGCTTCTTTTAAATGACCAGAGTTTATGATGATAGGTAAATAGCTTTCTGATTCTGGTATATAGTTTTGAACTTCAAATTCATTATTAAAATGATTATATACCGTATATAGAGATCTTTTGTTTGTACAATCACCAAACACCATACAATAGCTATGGTTAATTTGGCTAGCTTGTTCATCGATTAAATTTTTAACGTAATCTTTGTCTGCGTTAACTTCCTTGAAATGTTCAAAAAGTAATCGTGCAACAGCTTCGGAACCACCAACGGCAATGAAAAAATTATCAGTAGCATAGAATTTTTGAAAACCCGTTCCAACTATGTTTCCGTCAAGTCCGGTTTTTTGCCCGTCAGAAATAATGGAAACAATGTCTTTGGTTTCTACAATTGTTATTAAACTCATAATATACAGCTCCTTCCATGTTTGTATATTATTATAACAAAAAGTAGATATATCTTCATTTTATTTGTATGATAAAATGCAATTAATGGTATTTTTGGAAGGAGACATTAAGTTTTATGGATATTGATTTTAATTTAGGAACTATTATTACAAGTGCAATAACAGCAATTATTTTTACTGGAGGAACTAATTATTTTTTGCAAAAGACAAATAGGAAGGGAAATGAAGTGGTTGCAAAAGGAAACATATTAATTGAAGAAATACATTCCGTTAACCAAAAAAGAATAAAAACTATGGTTTATATTGTTGCTTTTTATAATATTCCAGAGACAGAACTGTATGAATTAAAAGATGATTATCAAAAAGAAATTCTTGCATTTGAGCTTAAAGTTAAACAATATTCGATCCTTTTTAATAAGAAAACCAATAAAAGTTTACAAGAATTTATAATGTATTTGAAAGAAGTTGACGATGCTTTATTAAAGTACATTAATAATAAGCCATTAACTATTAATGTTAATAACGAAGAAATAAATAGACTATACGAAAATATAATTAAAAGAATTCAAAAGCAAATATGAAAAGTATCCAATAAGGGTGCTTTTTTTATTTCGTGAGAGGCGACTTAGGTGCTATCCAGAAAAATAACAAAGAGAATAATTGAGCAATTAAAGTAGCGAATCCGCTGCTTTTTATTTTGTAGAAAGACAGGGAGGGTGTAACAAAATGATTACTGAAGTCAGAAAAACAATATCAGGTACAGAGTATTGGGATTCAAAAGAAAAAAGAATTTTGTTTGTACCAACTGGTGAAGAATCAGGGTTCGAAGTAACTGTTAATCCTGACAGTATGATACTAGGCATGGATTCATCAATTGAGCCTGATAAGACAGTAGTTAATTTAAATGGTATGACAGTGAAACAATTACATGAGTATGCTGCATCAATTAATGTTGAGATTCCAGCTGATGTTAAAAAGAAAGAAGACATCATTGATTTACTATCATGAAGTACTGTGACTTCAATGGCTGCCGTAACAAGATAAGCAAAGGTCGTTATTGTGAAGAGCATAAGCGTAACAAACCAAGGAAGAAGAAAGATAAGAAGAACATCTACCATCATGATAACAAACCATTCTATCGTACTGATGCATGGAAGTATGTAAGGTCTCGAGTATACGAAAGAGAGAATGGCTGCTGTCAACGATGTGGAAGGTTCGTCTTTGGTAGGTGTGCTCATGTTCATCACGTAATACCAATCAAAGAAGATCCAACTCTTAAATTAGAAGAGAATAACTTAAGGTTACTTTGTCCAGTTTGTCATACAATCGAAGAAAATGAAGATAAACCGAAAAAGGTTTTTCCAAGTTATTTTGAAATCCCCCCTATCAAAAAATAAAATTTCCACTTTGGGAAGGATAGGTAGCGTAGGGGGCATCTCTATCGTTAGACAACATTTTTAAAAAATAAAGGGGGGTGTGAAATGTCTACGAAAAAAGAGCGTCAGAAAATAGTTGCCGATAAAACAGAAGCTGAGAAAAATCGGATATTAAAAATCATGCGTGATGCAGATATTTACACCCTTACTTTAGATCCATTAATTGAATCATATTTAGATATTTTCGAAGTTTACATGACGATGTTTATCGAATGGAAAGAGAAAGGATTTCCGCCTACTCAGCGTCACACCAATAAAGCAGGAGCCACCAATAATTCAAAGCATCCATTAGCGCAGCAAGTAGAAACTTGGGCTGATAAAAAAACAAAAGCATTGGATTTATTGGGGCTTACTAATAAGGCTAAACCAGGTAAGTATGTCACCGGTGGTTCTACCGTTGGGAAAAATGAAGAGGTGGAAAAGCCCACCGCAAAGGTTAGTGAATTAGATAAACATCGTGCAAAATGGAGAAAAATGAATAGTTAATGTTATAATTTATGTAAAAATGAATAGGAGATACATAGATGGATAACATTAATATTTCAGATTTAGTACAAGTCATTTCTCCAATAGTAGGTATTGTTATTTCAATAGTGGCAATTATTATTTCTGTACTTTCCTTAAAAGTAACAAAAAATTCTATTGAAGAGGCAAATAGGCCATATGTAGTTGTGTATAGAGAGTATATCCAGGTTTTATCTAACATTCATGAGTATGTAGTTATAAAAAACTTTGGTAAAAGTGGAGCTACCATTGATTCCCTAATCTTTGAACCTACATATCTTGATTCGATGAGAGGTAAAGAAGTTTTCAAAAATGTTAAGGATACTTTTATAGCACCAGGACAATCAATATCTACGGTTGTTTCCACAAATCCTTTTGATGGGGAACGTAATGATAAAATTAAGGCTATAATAAAATATCATACTGATAAAAAAGAGTATCAAGAGATAATAACTTTAAATGAGGAATTACTCCATGATATGGCATTTACAAAATCAAAACCATCAAAAGGTAGATCGATTGAAGAAATTATGACCAGAGCTACGGAAGAAATTCTAAGAAGGCGTCTTTAAAAAAATCAAGTCACACATTTGTGTGGCTTTTTATTATGCCTTGGAGGGGGTGTTTATGTGATTGGACGTGGCGTTAATTATGCAGATATTTATGCGAAACAAGTAAGAAAGAATCCTAAAAAATATCCCGATACTATCAAAGCAATGGTAGATCGTTATTATAAATGGAAAAAGCGTAAAGACATTTGGTTCAATGTGGACCGCGCTAATGAAATGATGGATTGGGTTGAAACGTTTGTCCGTCATACTAAAGGTGATTTAGCTGGACAACCTTTTATCCTGGAAGATTGGGAGAAATTCGCTTATTCCTGGATATATGGATGGGTTCATGAAAATGAAAAAGGTCAAGTTGTACGAGTTACTCGTGAAGCTTACATTCAGGTTCCTAAGAAGAATGGTAAAACTTTAATCGGTGTTGGTGCTCTTGGTTATGCGATGTACGGTGAAGGAGTACTTAGTGCCGATTGTTATTGTTGTGCGAGTGATTTTAACCAGGCTCAATATGCAGCAAAGCCATTTGCAGCGACAATTATGAACCATGATGTATTAATGGATTGCTCACACATATATAAAGGACCAAAAGGTACAATTTCCAGTGTGACATATGATTATATTCGTGACGATTTAGCTTATCAGAACCAATTTATTGTAATGAGTAAAAACATTCAATCCATTGAAGGTTCCAATCCACACTTCATTCTAAATGATGAGCTCCATGCTCAAGAAAATATGGATCAGTATGACAACTTTAAATCAGCGCAGGTTTCTCGTGCTGAGCCAATTATGTTTAATATCAGTACAGCTGGTAAAGGTTCTTCATCGGTTGGTATGCGAGTATATCGTGAAGCAAAAGAAGTATTAAAACGTGATGATAATGATTCAAGTTTTGTCATGATTTATGAGCCGAATAAAAATTATGATTGGACAGACCGTAATGTTTGGGCAATGGTCAATCCAAACATTGGTGTATCTGTAACGATGAGTGCACTTGAAACAGAATTCATTTCGGCATCACGTTCAGCGCATAAAAAAGCTGAGTTTCTTTCTAAGCATTTGAACGTATTCGTAAATGGAGCTGAAAACTTCTTTGAACAAGGACAAGTTGAGCATGTTCTTGTGGAAGACATGGGTGATTTAACAGGTGAAACTTGCTATATCGGTTTAGACTTATCGAAAACAACCGATTTAACATGTGTGAGCCTGAATTTCCCTAACGCTGGTTATACCGAAGATGGAAAGTCTATTCTAAAAGTTAAACAAATGTATTTTGTACCTAACGAGGACATTGAACATCGTGAAAAGGAAGATAATGTTCCATATACTGATATGGTTGAACGTGGTTTTGTTACTTTTTGTGATGGCAAGATGATAAACCAAGACCAGGTTATGGATTATATTGTGGAATGCTTAAATTTGTATGATGTACAACAAATAAACTATGATCCAGCGATGTCTCAAAAGTTAATTGAAAAACTTGAGAATCTTGGTCTTGAATGCGTTTCTGTAGGTCAGTACCCTAATGTTATGAATGCGATGATGGATGATTCAGAAATACTTATTTATGAAAAACGTATAATGACCGATAATCCTTTATTTGTTTATTGTGCTCTAAATGTTGTGGTGATAACAAATATTAACGGAATGAAAGCACCAAGTAAGCGACAGTCCAAAAAGAAGATTGATGGATTTGTTGCTTTTTTAGTTGCTCATAAAGAAACCATGATGATTATGGATAGCATTACTGAAGAAGGTATGGATGAATTGATTGGTGATATTTATCGATAAGGATATTTTACTATATATTGAAAGGTTTTCTTTGCTATGATGTAGTAAAGGAGATGATTTGATGTATTTGGTAAATATTTTATATGATAACAACCATAATTTTCAGTGGGCTAGTATAGCGGCACTTATAGCTTTAATAGGGAGTATTATAAGTGCGTGGATTTCCTGGTATAACAATAGAAAAACTATAGCTACACAAAAACAAATGAGTAAGGAAAATCTCGACTTACAAGAAAAACTCAATAAAAGTAATTTTAAGGGGAATGTAGTGTCTAAAGCCAGAATTGAATGGATTCAGGAAGTAAGAAAAAAGAGTGTAGATTTCATTTCCTCATGTTACAACATATTTGAATTTGTTAAATTCCATGGTGATATTGCATGGCTAAATGCTGAAAATGAAAAGTCTTTCAATACATTAAAAAATGAAATTGAAAGGAATGGAACGCTATTAGTTTTATATTTCGGTCCTAATGTTGAAGGAAATAAGAATAATGATCTTATTGTATATTTAATTAGTACCTTACTTGAAGCAATAACTAATAAAGATGGATATTATGATCCGAATAGCCTTCCGGAACTTACTGATAAAGTTGAGATACTAGGTGACTTTTTAAGAATTTATTTTAAGGCCGAATGGAAACGAGCGAATGGTGAAATCCAGGATTCTGAGGTTCAAGAGTACCTTGAGAAACACGATTTATACATAAAAGCTATGGATGTTTTTAGCGATAAATTAGAAGAATTTAAAGAGTTGGCTGATTATAAATATGATTTAGCAAAAGAGAAATACGCAACTGTAGAGCCCTAAGCATGGCTATAAACGGCTTATTTTTTATAGATGAAAGGCGGTGAGAAATTGGGTTTAAGGGATAGGTTTTCAAATTACTTATTTAAAAAGGCTGAAAAGCGAGGATATCTTGATGATGTTTTAGGAAAGAGCATTCGTTATGGCGGTGTGTATGTTACGGATTCAAACATCTTACAATCTAGCGATGTTTACGAATTGCTACAAGATATTAGTAATCAAATGGTATTGGCTGATATTGTTGTGGAAGATGAATTTGGTAATGAAATCAAAGATGATATTGCACTTCAAATCTTAAGGAATCCTAACAATTATCTAACACAATCTGAGTTCATTAAATTAATGACAAATACCTATTTACTCGAGGGAGAAACATTCCCGATATTAAATGGTGATCAAATACATTTAGCTTCAAATGTTTTTACAGAGTTAGATGATAATTTGGTAGAGCATTTTAATATTGGTGGGGAAGAAATCCCACCGTTTATGATTCGTCATGTGAAAAATATTGGTGCAGATCATTTGAGAGGAAAAGGAATTCTTGATTTAGGAAGAGATACGCTCGAGGGTGTTATGTCAGCCGAGAAAACTTTAACTGATAAATATAAAAAAGGTGGACTATTAGCATTCTTGTTAAATTTAGATGCCCATATTAACCCACAGAATGGTGCGCAGTCTAAACTTATTAACGCTATTTTAGATCAGTTGGAATCCATTGATGAAGCAAGGTCAGTTAAAATGATTCCACTTGGAAAAGGGTACTCAATTGATACGCTTAAAAGCCCACTAGACGATGAAAAGACCCTAGCATACCTAAATGTATATAAAAAAGATTTAGGGAAGTATTTAGGTATAAATGTGGACACATACACGGAGCTAATCAAAGAAGATATTGAGAAAGCAATGATGTACATCCACAACAAAGCGGTGAGACCGATAATGAAAAATTTTGAAGACCATTTGAGTCTTCTTTTTTATGGCCAAAATTCAGGGAAACGAATTAAATTCAAGATTAATATTCTTGATTTTGTTACTTATAGCAACAAGACGAATATTGGTTACAACTTGGTACGTACCGCTATTACTTCGCCTGATAATGTCGCTGATATGCTTGGATTCCCTAAACAAAATACAAAGGAATCACAATCTATTTATATTTCAAATGATTTAACTGAAATCGGTAAGAAAGAAGCGGCAGATGGTTCAGTGGGAGGAGGTGAAGAGAATGAAAATTGAGGTCCGAGGGAATCAAGTCATACTTGATGGTTATGTAAATGTTGTTGATAGGGAAAGTCGAATGTTGCCTTCACCAAGGGGATATTTCAAAGAGAAAATTGTCCCTAAGACGTTTGAAAAAGCGTTAAAGAAAGCAAAGAATGTGGACTTGCTTTTTAACCATGATAAAACTAGAAAGCTTGGCTCTATTGAAAACGGAAATCTGGAATTGTATGAAGATAATATTGGTTTGAGAGCCATTGCTACGGTTACAGATGAACAAGTGATTGAGAAGGCAAGAAATAAAGAATTGCGTGGCTGGTCATTTGGTTTTGTTTCTGAAAAAGATTCTTGGGAAGAAGGTGAATCTGGTGTTCAAAAACGAGCTATTGAAGAACTAGAGCTTTTAGAAGTGTCTATTTTAGATATGACACCAGCATATGTTGCTACTTCCATTGAAACCAGGGGCGAAAATACAGCCATGATTGAAATGAGAAGTGAAGAAGCAGCTGTAAAAACAGTTGTGGAAGATGATACAGAAGAAAGAAACAACATTATTAAACAAATAAAAAAAGCCCTGGAGGAAAATTAACATGAACTTAAAAGAAATCTTAAAAGCATCTCAAGCACGAAATAAATCTCGATTAGCTGAATTACAAGGTAAAGTAGAGAAGGGTGAAGTTCGTTCAGAAGAATTAGCAGCAGTTAAGGCTGAAGTAGAAGCATTAACAGAAGAAGCGAAAACTCTAGCTGATGAATTAGCGAAATTAGAAGAGGAAGAAGAAGTAGAAGATCCAGATAAAAAGAACGATGACGATCCAGATAAAAAAGAAGATCCAGCGGCAAAAGAAAATCCGGATACAAAAACGGAACTTTCAGAAGAACAACGTTCAGCTATTTCAGCATCTATCGCAACCGCCCTTTCTACTAAAGGTCATAAATCTACTAAAAACAAAGAAAAGGAAACTCGTTCAGCTTTTGCAAACTACATTGTAGGTAACATTGATGAAACAGAAGCTCGTGCATTAGGTTTAGTTACTGGTAATGGTTCTGTTACGATTCCAGACTTCTTGAGCAAAGAAATTATTACATATGCACAAGAAGAAAACTTCTTACGTCGATTAGGAACGGGAGTAAAAACAAAAGAAAATATTAAGTATCCTGTTTTAGTTAAGAAAGCAGAAGCTCAAGGTCATAAAAATGAGCGAACAAATAACGAAATTCCAGAAACAGATATTGAATTCGATGAAATCGAACTATCTCCAACAGAGTTTGATGCGCTTGCTACAGTAACGAAAAAGTTATTGGCACGCACAGGTTTACCGATTGAACAAATTGTTATGGACGAGCTGAAAAAAGCTTATGTTCGTAAAGAAACTCAATATATGGTTAATGGTGATGAAGCTAATAATATAAATGATGGTGCGTTAGCAAAGAAAGCTGTTGAATTTAAAACGGAAGAAAAGGATCTATACAATGCATTAGTAATAATGAAAAATACGCCTGTTAAAGAAGTACGTAAAAAAGCACGATGGGTGTTAAATACAGCAGCACTAACAAAAATTGAAACAATGAAAACAGATGATGGTTTCCCATTACTTCGTCCATTTAATCAAGCAGAAGGTGGAATTGGTTATACATTATTAGGATTCCCTGTTGAGGAAGAAGATGCGATTGACATTACAGGCGAACCAGATACGCCAGTCTTCTACTTTGGTGACTTCTCTAAATTCTATATTCAAGATGTCATTGGATCGTTAGAAGTGCAAAAATTAGTTGAGTTATTCTCACGTACAAACCGTGTAGGTTTCCGTATCTGGAACTTACTAGATGCACAACTCATTCATTCACCATTTGAAGTTCCAGTTTATAAGTATGTTTTAAAAGCAGCAACTCAAGGTTAATAGATTATGGATGAATTAATTGAGAAATTAAAATCTCATATTCATTGGGAAGAGGGCATGGATGATTCTTTGCTCTCTTTTTATATTGAGCAAGGTCAACGCTATGTAAAAAAAGCATGTGGAAGAGAAGTAAAATACCTGGTCATTATGTGTGCAGGTATTTTTTATGAATATCGTGTATCAGAAAAAGAATTAGAACAGGCTTTAGATGCTTTAACACCGTTCTTTGTCCAGGAGGTCTATGATGCCGAAGAGAAAGACGAATAAACTTAAATGGATGGGTGATTTACTCAAATTAGGGGAGACCATTGATCCAGAAACAGACCGTATTGTTATGGGATATCCTTTAGAACGAAAAATTCGTTATAACAATATTGGAGTTACGGCCACTGATAAATTTACAACGAAAGATACGAATGAAATTGTAAAGAAAATTGAAGTTCGTATTGATCGAGAGATTGAAAACAATCAAAAGGATTACCGTGTAAAAGTTGGTGGTCGTATTTACGATATTGAACGTATTTATGTACGTGAAGAAGACCGATTGATGGAGGTGTCACTGTCATATGCAAATTAATTTTGAGCAGTTGCGAAGCCTTATGAAGAAATCTGGTATTCCAGTTTCCCGTGATAGTGCTCCTACTAATACAGATTACCCTTATATTGTGTATGAATTTGTGAATGAACAGCATAAGAGGGCTTCTAATAAGGTTTTAAAGTCAATGCCTTTATATCAAGTTGCAGTTATTACAAATGGTACTGAAGCAGATTATGAGCCGTTAAAGGCTGTTTTTAATGATGCTGGTGTTTCTTATACTCAGTTCGAAGGAATGCCTTATGACGAAAATGATGACACTATCACACAGTTTATAACGTATGTGAGGTGCATTCAATAATGGCATCTAATAATAATGGTTTTGCTGATGCTTTGGAAGATATCAATACATTACTTAGGGTTAATAAACAAGTAGAAAAGCAGTTTTTAGAAGAAGCAGCTGACTACTTTGTGAGCAAGTTAAAACCAAAAATTAAACTGTCTAATAAGAACAAGCAAACACATTTGAAGGAAAGTTTGAAGGTTGTTGTGAAAAATGATCTTGTATCTGTGGAATTTGAAGATGAAGCTTGGTATTGGTACCTATACGAAAATGGCCATAAAAAAGTAAATGGCAAAGGACGTGTGAAAGGAAAACACTTTGTACAGAATACCTTTGATGCAGAGGGCGACAAGATAGCAGACATACTGGCCCAAAGAATAATTGATAGAATGTGAGGATGATATAAATGACAATTGAAAATAAAGAAATTCAATATACTGTCGGTATTGAAGACTTATTTATCTGTATGATGAAAGGTGATGAAACAACAAGTACATCACCAACTTATGAGGATACCGTTTATGGACAAACAAATATTTCTGATTTAACAATTTCCACTACGTCTTCAAACTTTGTTAAATGGGCGTCAAATAAAAAAATCATTAATATTCAAAAAAACACAGCGTTTGAGTTAGCATTTAACCTAGCTGGTTTAAACCGTGAAGTAAAAGATAAAATGTTTGCTAAAACACGTAAAAAAGGTGTTTCTTTTGAGACTGCAAAAGCAAAAGAATTTCCTAAATTTGCAACTGGTGTTGTCTTTCCATTAAACGATGGAACTAAGGTTTTACGTTGGTATCCAAAGTGTACGGTTGCTCCTATTGAAGAATCTTGGAAAACACAAAATGAAGAAATGACCGTGGATGATATTGCATATAAAATTACAGCTGATCCGCTACTGTATAATGATGTGACAATGGCTGAATTAGATACAGGTGATGCTACTGCAACAGGTATCAAGGCGGAAGATTTCTTGAAGCAAGTTATTTGTGATGAATCTCAATTAGCAACGCTTGGTGGAACATCTGGATCAGGTGAATAAGGAGTGATATTATGGCGCGTTTGAGTGATTTAGTTAATGTTGAAATCAATCTTAGTAAAATTAAAATACAGGGTGTTGAAATCCCGGTTATTTTTACATTTGAATCATTCCCTTATGTGGAAGAATCTTATGGGAAACCATATCATGAGTTCGAAAAAGAAATGAATGAAATGGTGGCAAAAGGAGAATTCAGTTTAGGAGAACATGAAGCTAAGTTGATGCGTTCTTTAATTTATGCAATGGTGTGAAGTGGTGGAACAGATTGTACTCCAACTGAAATTAAAAACGCTATACCACTTTATGATGTACCTGGTATTTTCCAAGTTGTATTTGAAATTTTTAACGGTCAAAACTTCCAACATTCTGATATGGAGAAGTTGAAGCAAGAAAAAAAGTAAAAAACATACTGACTAAAAATGAAGAATCTCAGTCCGAATTGGATTGGGATTTTTACTTTTATGTTGGTAATACGCTGCTTGGTTTAAGTATGGATGACTTTTGGAAAATCACCCCTAATCATTTTCTGAAGCAATTCATCATGCATCTTCGATACACAAATCCTGATGCACTAAATGAAGTGAAGCCAAAACAAATCTACACATTAGATCAGACTCCATTTAGATAAGTGAGGTGAGAAAATGCCAGGAGGAAATAAAGAAAGAAACGTTGTTCTTAATTTTAAGATGGATGGGCAAGTCCAATATGCTAACACGCTAAAACAAATCAATATGGTTATGAACAATGCAGCAAAAGAATATAAAAATCATATTGCGGCAATGGGTCAAGATGCTACTATGACAGATAAACTTCGGGCCGAAAAGAAAAAACTTGAGATTCAAATGGAAGCAGCAAAAAAGAGAACAGCAATGTTGCGTGCTGAATATGAAGCGATGTCCAGGAATACCAATACTACAGCTGAACAGCTTAATAAAATGTACGGAAAGCTACTTGATGCAGAACGTGCTGAAACTTCTTTAGGTAATGCAATGAAAAGAGTTACAGAAGGTCTTTCACAGCAGGGTATTGAGGCTAGGGAAGCACGAGAAGATATGGATAAGTTACAAGAGAACACAAAGAGACTTGAAGCTGAACAAAAGAATTTAACAAGTTCTTTTAAATTACAACAAGCGGAATTAGGCTCAAATGCTAGTGCGGCAGATAAATTAGAATTAGCTCAAAGACAATTAGGTCAGCAAATGGAATTGACCAATAGGGTAGTTGACAACTTAGAACGTCAATTAACTGCAGCTAAACGTGTATATGGTGAAAATTCTGTAGAAGTTCAACAGCTTGAAGCGAAGTTAAATCAAGCTAAAACTACATTGAAGCAATTTGAAAATTCACTTCAAGATGTTGGACAAAGTGGAGATCAAGCTGCAGATGGTATGGCTGAACTTGGCAAGAAACTAGACCTAAACAATCTTATGGAAGCTACTGAAGTATTGCAAGGAATGTCAGAAAAATTGATTGAACTTGGTAAAGGTGCTGTAGGTATAGCAATAGATTTTGATAGTTCTCAAAGGAAAATCCAGTCTTCTTTAGGATTAACATCTAAAGGTGCAGAAAACCTTCAAAAGATAGCTGTGGATACATGGAAAAAGGGATTTGGTGAAAATCTTGAAGAGGTTGACCAGGCACTTATTAAAGTCTTTCAAAATATGAGAGATGTTCCAAACGAAGAGCTGCAAACGGCATCAGAGGATGTTTTAACACTAGCTAAGGTCTACGATGTGGACTTGAATGAAGCGACTCGTGGCGCTGGGCAATTAATGAGTCAATTCGGTTTATCAACACAAGAAACATTTGATTTACTTGCTGCAGGTGCTCAAGAAGGTCTTAACTATTCAGATGAATTGTTTGATAACCTTTCAGAATACGCACCGTTGTTTAAACAAGCGGGTTTTACCGCTGATGAAATGTTTAATATTCTAGCAAATGGTACTCGTGATGGATCATATAACTTGGATTACATCAATGATCTTGTAAAAGAGTTCGGTATTACTGTACAAGAAGATTCAAAAGGTGTCAGTGAAGCATTCGGTCAATTATCAACGTCCACACAGGGAATTTGGGATAATTTCAAAAACGGAAAAGCGACAGCGGCGGACGTGTTCAAAGCTGTTTTAGGTGATTTGCGTGGAATGGAGAACCAAGTTGATGCAACCCAAATCGGCGTTGCATTATTTGGAACAAAATTCGAAGATATGGGAATTAAAGCTGTATTAGGTCTCAATGAGCTAAACGGTGGATTAGGGAAAACCAAAGGTAAAATGGAAGAAATGAAAAAACTTCAAGAAGAATCACTTGGTCAACAGTTTCAAAAAGCGTTAAGAGAAACACAAGCAGCGTTTGAACCACTTGGAAAGCAACTCGCTGAGTTAGCTAAAACTGTTTTACCGCCATTAGTTGAAGGGATTAAATCAGTAATGGATTGGTTTTCAAAATTACCGGAACCAGTGCAGAATTTCACATTTATTTTGTTGGGATTAATCGCTGTAGTTGGAACTTTAGCACCTATTATTGCTGCTGTAGTCGTATCATGCATGGCACTTGGTACAACCATAGGAATAGTTATGCTTGTCATTACGGGAGTTGCAGCTGTAATAGCTGGTGTTATAGCAGTAATTCAAAATTGGGGTGCAATAACCGACTGGCTGTCTGAAAAGTGGAACCAGTTTAAAGATTGGTTTGGTGAATTGTGGAATAGTATAGTTCAAACTTGCAGTGACGCTTGGTCTTCCACAGTTGAATTTTTCTCCGGAGCCTGGTCGTCATTTATGGAAATGGTACATGAATTTTTTGATCCAGTTTCTCAATTTTTTAGTGATTTATGGTCTGGAATTGTTGAAACCGCATCTTCTTGGTGGTCTTCCTTAGTAGAAACAGCATCGCAATTATGGGGAACATTGACGCAAGCCTGGCAAGATACTTGGAATACGATTCTTACCGTTTTAGATCCCATTATTTCGTTAATAAAAACCACTCTTGAAGCAGGATGGTTACTTATTTCAGCTGCTACACAAATTGCTTGGGCTGCTATAAGTAAATACATTATTGATCCAATAACAGCTGCCTATAACTGGTGTAAGGAAAAATTAGGTGATTTAGGTAATTGGATACTTCAAAAATGGGAAGATATAAAATCGTATACGCTAGCAGCTTGGTCTTTATTTAAACAATATATTATTGATCCAGTTTCACAAGCATGGAGTTGGGTGAAAGAAAAACTTGGTGATTTGGTAAATTGGATACTCGGAAAATGGGAAACTATTAAATCCTATACACTTTCAGCCTGGAATTTAGTGAAGCAATATATTATTGATCCAATTGTTTCAGCGTATAACAGTGTAAAAGATAGAGTTTCAGATTTGTACAATACTGCTAAAGATAAGTTTGATTCAGTGAAGAATGCAGCCAAAGAAAAATTCGATGCTGCTAAAGGTTTCATAGTTGATCCAATCCGAGATGCTGTTGAAACTGTAAGAGGTTGGATTGATAAAATCAAAGGATTCTTTAGTGATCTTAAATTGAAAATCCCAACACCACAAATGCCTAAATTACCTCATTTCAGCTTACAAACTAGTACAAAGTCTATTTTAGGTAAAGAAATTACTTATCCATCAGGAATCAATGTGGATTGGCGTGCTAAAGGTGGTATTTTTACTAGACCAACTATTTTCGGCATGAGTAATGGACGTTTGCAAGGTGCTGGTGAAGCAGGACGAGAAGCAGTTCTTCCACTGAATAAGAAAACCTTAGGTGAAATTGGAGATGGGATTGCTGCAACTATGTCAAATCGTCCAACTGAGGTTAATATTTACAATACTGTGAGAAATGATAATGACATTAAACTTATAACAGAACAAGTTGATAACATAATGGCACAACGTGGACGTAATTTGAATGTTGGGATAGGGAGGAATTCATTTGCTTGACATGGTAATCGATAAAGAATTAGCAAGTGGCTATGGAATTTATATGATAGATCGTCCCGTTATTCCGACTACAAAACGAAAAATAGAGTATATAGAAGTGCCAGGAAGGAATGGTTCACTTACAAAGAAAGGGGCGTATGAAGATGTCCCTTTTACATTGAAGTTTAACGTACTGGAAAAGAAAAATATAAAACCATTAATTCGACGTGCAAAACCATGGCTTTTAAATGCGAAAATGCTACATTTCACTGATGATGATGTTTATCGAAAAATAAAAAATGTAGAAATAGGTGATATTGCAAATGAAATTGAAGAGTATGGAGAATTTGAAGTTAATTTTACGCTAGATCCATTTGAATATGTGGAAGATGAAAGTATTACAATCTATGAGCCAGGATTAATATATAATCCAGGTACAGAAAAATCACAGCCGGAAATGGTCATTGTTGCAAAAGGAACAGTGAATATAACCATAAATGATGTTACTTTTCAGCTTAAAGATATTGCAAGTTCTGTAGTTGTTGATTCTGAAATTTTAGAAACGTATTTAGAAACAACGCCTATGAACAATAAGATGGTTGGTAAGTTTCCGATATTCGAAGTTGGGAGTAATAAAATAGCTTGGTCAGGTACAGTCCAATCAATAACAATTAGACCTAGGTGGAGATATGTATGATTACCTTATATAAACCAAATGAAACTGATTTTACAACCAATGGACTGGGGATATTAGATGCAAATATTTATGAAGCTGAAGTTGAAGAAATACTCAATGGTCTATATTCATTGACATTTAGTTACCCACTATTCGCTTCACATGGATTAGAAATCGAAGGTATGTGTATTGTAAAGGCACCAACTCCTGACGGCGATCAGTTATTTCGAATAGCTGCACCAACCGTCAGCATGGGAGAAATAAGAGCGCAATGTTATCATATTTTCTATGATTTAACGGAAAATTTGATAGAAGATATATTTATTCAAACTACAAATGGAAACGCAGCAATGAATCGTCTGTCAGCAGGATGCCAATACAAGCATTCTTTTACTTTTTATTCAGATATACCAAGCATTGCAAGCGCACGTATTGTAAGGAAGAATCCAGTTGAAGCTATTTTAGATGATAGCCAAGATAATTCCTTTATCAATCGCTGGGGTGGCGAATTAAAACGAGATAATTTTGATGTGAAAATGTTAAAAAATCGTGGGATGGATCGTGGTGTTGTTATTCAACATAAAAAGAATTTATTGGGTTATGAAGGGGATGTGGATTGGAAAAGCCCTGTTACTCGTATTATGCCTAAAGGGTTTGATGGGTTACTTTTACCAGAGAAATATGTGGATAGTCCTCTTATTAATAAATACCCACATCCTAAGATAGCTGTTATTGAGTTTTCTCATATTAAAGCGGCAGTTGGTGAGAATGCGAAGGATGATGATGCTGTACCATTGGAAGAAGCATACAAACTTTTACGTCAGGCATCTAAAGAGATGTTCGATATACAGCATGTAGACCAACCAAAGGCGACATATAAGGTTGAATTTCAAGATTTATCACAAACTGAGGAATATAAAGATTATGCAGTATTACAACGTGTGTGGATGGGGGATACAGTTACTGTTAAACATCCTGAGGATGGCATTGATATAAAAGCTAAACTTGTATCCTACAAATATGATCCGATTAAAAAAGAATATAAAAATATTACTCTAGGTAATTACAAAGCATCGTTTACTGATATAGCTAGTAAAGTAGATCAAATGCAAAATGATCTATCAAACATGCCATACGATATTTTAGATGCAGCAAAAGAGCATGCAACCAATTTAATTAATAGTGGTTTTGGTGGTCATGTTCGCATACATCCAGACAGAATTTTGATTATGGATACAAAAGATGAAATGACTGCTTCGAAGGTTTGGCAATGGAATATTAACGGCTTAGGGTATTCAAATACTGGAATCAATGGCCCGTATGGACTTGCTATGACAATGGACGGGCGAATTGTTGCTGATTTTATTACTGCTGGAACAATGAATGGGAATTTAATAAAAGGTGGAGAAATAAACGGTGCTACTTTAAGAACGTCTGATACAAAAAACTATGTAAGTATATCAAAACAATTTATA